CAATTGCTTCTGCTGCAATTTGAAAAGGGTCTACTCCATAACATTGGAGATCTTTTTTTATTTGTTGCGTCCTAGTGGTCATTGGCAAACGCCTCTGAGCTTCAGGTCAAGCTAATTATACACATTGTTGCAAACTTTCTTAAAGCAAATGAAATTCACAAAAAAATCCTATCAATCCCAAATCAAAAAAATTCAAAAAGAAATTAAAGAATATTCAAAATATTCTTGGTATGATCGAACCCTTCACGATAAGTGCATTAAGCATTGCCAAGAAAAAATAATTGAAATTGAGAACACTTCAACTTGGAATTAAACAGATAACTTTTTTATCAATTAATCCTATTGACATTAAAAACACGTGCTGCATAATGAATACGTTCCTTATACAAATCAACCACAAACTGAGTACACAATGACCACAAACAGCATACGAATTAAACACAAAGTGATGCAGCATTGTTTAGCTAAAAAGCCCAGCTATATGTCAATGACTGCTTTTATAAATTATTCACTAGAAACCCATTTTCTAGGGGTTGACGCATGTGATACCCTTAAAATACCGAACGAGAGAGAGAGAGAAACAAAAAAAGAGGGAGGTATTTTATCTAATACTAATAGAGTACCTAATAGTATAAATAAGGAAAAAGAAAATTTGAGAAAAAAGAGGTTTAAGTTTAGTGCTGACCTAATCCCTTTTGAACTTGAATCTGCATCTAGTTTGATTGTTGATTTTTGGCACTCAAAGAAAGGGAAAAAGACAGAAGCAGCTTTCAATTTGTTGATGGGTGAAAAAGGTTTGATAGGGATAAAAAAGAAATATGGTGAAGATGCTGTGAAAGATCAAATCACTTTGGCAATTGCAAACGAGTGGCAAAGCATCACGTTGCAAAATTATGAAACTTTCGCAAAAGCCAAAACAACTTCATGGAATCCTGAACCAACAACAGGACATCCAGCTCAGAGAGTCTTTACAGCGTCCAGAGGCTTTGAATAATGGAACCGCTATATGACAGAGCATCAGTTATTAGATTGCTTAAGCGAGGGCTTAAAGCTCCTAACCCTTCAAATCCTGAAAGAACAGAATGGACATTGGAAGATTTAGATCAACCTAGCCCAGGTGCTCAGAGATGTATTGATGATGCAAATTCAAACCTTGCCATCTTCCCCAGAGGTTACGAAGGTGTGAGATTTAAGAATCTTGCACGAGAAGCAACACCACCATCTGAATCAGTAGAAGTTATAGACCCAAAAGATTTTCCTGCATAAAAATGAGCTACTACAACACCACAGAAGAAACAGGTTCAGAACTTGCTGAATCTCATGCAAAAGCTAAAACACAAGAGAAGAAAATACTTTTGTGTTTTCACGATCAAGGAAACCCATTAAGTGCTTCTGTTGTTTGCGAAATGCTTAACGATGCTTATCCGATCACTTCAATTAGAAGAGCTTTAACGGATATGACAAACCAAGGCGATCTTGAAAAAACAGACAAAAAGGTTATGGGCCGATATGGAAAAAGGGAACATCAATGGCAATTAAGAACAGACAAAAACAACCAATTCAACCTTTTTAAAAAATGAAATATCAAGAACTAGGAAACAATCCGAGCTTGTACCGCAATCCTGCGTGGAGTCATTTAAACCTAAAACCACTTCCCATGTATCGGGATGAAGAACGCCACCAATATTGTTGGGAACCAACAGGCGAATGGTTAGCTTTTTCTACAACACAAATTGCAAGTCAAAAAAGTCCAGAGGCTTTAGCAAACATAGAAAGATACAGACACATCTGGCAGCCCAGAGGCGAAAAGGTGCATTGGTGTTTGCAGCAAAGAATGTTGGGTGAACAAAACCCAGACGCAGGAGATTATGAAGACTGGGTAAAACCACTTTTAGAAAATGAATATTGGTTGAACTTTGAACCTCTCGCAGTTGAATACATGCTCGCAGATTTAGAAAAATCAGTTGGCGGTCAGTTTGACCTTTTGGGTTATGACCACACATTGCAAAAGCTAGTTTTAATTGATTTAAAAACGCAATCCAAGAAAAACGCTAGACCCTATTCAACAGATGCTCAATTAGGAAGTTACGTTGATGCACTTGCAAATCATCATGGAATTGTGGTTGATAGTTGCAGAACAGTTTGGGCAAGACCGGGAAAATGTGTTTTTGGAGAAGAACAAGACCCTTTAACTTGTCGGTTGAAATGGAAAGAAGCTTGGGAAGCTTTTGAAGAAAAGGTTGAAGTTTTTTAAATGAATAAATATAAAATTACAAAAATTAAAAACGAAGAGTGCAAAGAGTGGTTTTTACATAAACACTATGCAAAAAGATTACCGTCAGTTTCTTATGCTTTTGGCTTATATGAAAACAACTTACTTCTCGGTATCTGCTCTTATGGCAGACCTGTTGCTCATACCTTAATTAAACATGCTTTTAATGGTCACTACCAAGATAATTTTTTAGAACTAAATCGTTTAGTGGTCA